TTTAGCTGCAGCAATTAGAGTGTCAACAGATCCTAGGAACTCGCACTCAAATTCTTGTGTAAACTGTCGTTCTGATGTGTTCGCGATGGTAGTCTTTTTCCATTCTTCATCGCGTCCTGGTACAAGTGACCAGTGTACCTCTGTCCATGCATATCCATTTCTACCTTTCTGAGCATCAACCCAGAGTTTGTAGAAATGGTTCATCCCGTTCGGCGTTGAGATGATGATGACTTTTGTTGATTTACCAGAAGTAATAGTAGGATAAACAGAGGCAAAGAATTGCTCTGCAATATGGTTTGGAATGAACGCAAACTCATCGAGGAAGATGATGTTAAACGACATGCCTCGGATAGCAGACGCAGATGTAGAAGCTGCCAGTATCTTACTGCCATTTTCAAGTTCCATTGAACCTTTATTATATACCACAATTCCCTGCTGCATCCATAACGGGAGTTGTTCGTATGCTAACTGTAATCTTCCTAGTAGGTCCCTGGCAGTAGAAAGTTTGTTTGCTAGGATACCGATGTTTACGTTGTCATTGAACAACGCATAGTGAAGTAGATATGATACGCAAGTAGTAGACTTACCAGTCTGACGTGGCAACTTAGCGATATTGAATCTGTGTTCGTGGAAACTATTGATCAGTTCCTTCTGGAAGTCCCACATCTTAAACGGAACGACACCTTCGTCAAGAGAAATAATCTTGACGTAGTTCATTGCAAAGTAGACGGGATCTTCTTTACATCTCAAATACTCTTGAATTTGATCCTGAGTAAATTCAATCGCAGTTCCAACCTTTTTGAGGTTAGGATTACCTAAGTAATGTTCAGACATAATTTTGCTACTAAAAAAGGGAGGTTACTCCTCCCTAGATTTATTTAGTTTGTACCAATCTTCGGCGGTTTCATAACTATCAAAGTAGCGCATACGTCCATGGAAGGCGAGCGTAAATTTGTGTAGAAGAGAATCGAAACCAATGATGCCTGTATCCTCTTCGTCAAGGTATAGACGATCTTCTGGAACCATAGTCATGACTCTTGCTCCTTTTTAATTAGTTCGTTCTCTATAATAGCACGAAGAATCTTTGCACGTCTAGTCTCATTGAACGCCTCTAAAACTTTTAGTTCTTGTTTTAGATCATCTAGACTAACGCCTCTTTCCATGTAGAATCTCCGTTTCCTACACATTATATATGATTCAAATTAAACCGTCAAGTTCTTCTAACATTTTACGTCTTTCTTCAATTTTTCCATCAATAAAACCTGCTCTATATTCCCAGGTTTGTCCACCATCAATACCTTTGCTTGGATTGATGCAGCGGTGATCTCCTAGTTTATTGCAAACTAGTCCTGCGAGGTCTAATTCATTTCCTTGGTTTCCAGTTCCACCCCAAACGTGGTTACCATTAATCCAAGTGGCACCGCACTTCTCGCATTCTCTCCGCTCTAGTTTTAGATCGGAAAGCTGTCGGTCAGGATCGGTCATCGTGTTTGATCTCCTTGCTTAGTTTATTGAACTCGGGTAAGTCCTTTATGAGTTGCTGTTCTAATTTGCGTCTCATTAGAAACAGTCTAAACTGTATCAACTGGTAACGCAATGATATGTCTATGTATGCGAACAACCTCATAGTGGCATCATAACCCGCATACGCAAATAAAGCAGCCACTAAGAATACAATAATATAGAAACCAAGCATAGGTTAGCAGTTCCAAGCGCGAAGAGACTTATTGATTCTAGAATCTGGATCGCGTGCTGTCTTCTTAGATGTTAATTTCTTTTTCATCCCCTTCATTCGCGCACAAAAGCTCGCTCTACGAGGGTTCCCAACTTTCTTTGAAGGTCTCTTAAGATCGCTTCCTGGATTTTGACGTTCGTAGGACTTGCGTCCTTTTTCATTAAGTCCGCCTTTTGGGTTCTTTCCAGATTTCTTTTGCCAGTCTTCATTCTTCATTTTAGCATCGGCACATGTGACCTTCTGGCATTTCTGACATTCAGGACACCACTTAGTACCTTCAGGACACTCCTTTGCTTCATTCTTCACAGCATCCGCAATCTTGTGCGCCTTCTTAATTGTACTCTTTTTCAGAGGTGGTTTGTCACCAGTAGATTTCATTGCCTGAGCCATACCGATGGCATATGCATCATTATCTTCAGACTTCATCTTTTTCAGATGTTTTCTAATACGATCTGCTTGACCCTTATGCATCTTAGATGCACCGTCAAGTTCTTTAGACATCTTCTTAAGATCAAGATCCTCACGGAACTCTCTAAATGATTTCATAGCTCCCTCAGTTGCCAGGAATGTTGGTGCTGTTGTTTTATCAGACTCGTGATATGAGATTACTCTAGATCCAGGATAGATCTTTTCTGCAATACGTTGTGCTCCAGTTCTTTGGAGTTTCTGTAACTTTGGAGTAAAAGCAGACAGGGTGAATTCTCTACCACGCCACACGAGGTTGATGGTATAGTATCTACCATACATTGTAGGAATTCTTTCTGCCATATCAACCCTCAGTAGCTACTGCGGAACATCTTTGCAAACTAGATCCGCCACCTACATAGTGGTCTGGATCTTTTTTGATAACAATAGACTCTCTTGCTCGCAGTGCATATTGAGCTACTCTAGTGTATGTTCCACCAGATTCACTAAAGACACCAAAGTTAGTTCCACCGCTACTATAACTTACCAATCGAACATAGACTGCTCGATCTAAAGTGCTGTACTGGGAGGAACCTGATCCTGATGGGGTGTGTAGGGTGTTACCACCAATAAGTTTAAGTGCTCTCATTATCTTATGGGTTAGGTGAAACTGCTGATGCGTAAACGTTTCCAGTAGAGGATCCTACAAACTCATCTGGATCTTTTTTGATGAGGATACTTTCTCCTGGAGCAATGATAGTACGACCAACATTGGTGTTATTATCATTAGCAGTAGTTCTAACAAAAATATCGTAGGCTGTTCCCGTAGAGATATTAGTAATCCTAACGTAGGTTGCCCTATCCATAGTAGTATCGTTACTACTAGTCAACTGGGAATAATTTGCGCTTAGAACTTCAATTGGTTTGGACATTTTACTCCTCTGTGTAGCCTTCGTCGGTCAAAGTATCGAGAGCGTCACCCTCTCCCGTATCTGAATATCCCTCATCATTAAGGACTTCCAATCCTGTATCAGACTCTTCTTCCATGATGATAGTTTAGTTACAACTTTATTTATCTGCTTTCTTCTTAGCGTCTTTCAACATCTTCTGAAGATCTGCTGTACTACCAACAAACAAAGCATTGGTGACGTTAGTTGGTCCCTTTGTTTTTTCTTCTTTGACTGACTTAGTATCTTTTTGCAGACCCATAATTTTGTCTGCTACATCTCCGACGTGTTTGATGAGTTGTCCAGCAACTTCATATGCTCTAGGGTGATCAGAAGACATAGCCAAATCAAGAGCGCCGTTGATAGCTTCTTGTCCTTTATCCACCAACTGGTAAAGATTTGCTCTTGCATATTCGTAGTCTTTTTCTACATCATCCTGCTCTAATCTAGCAGGTGGTTTCTTTTTCTTTGATTCTTCCGCTGGGACAATATCCGCTACGGTTTCAAACGCTTCGTCTAATCCTTCAAACTTATCCATTATTCAAAAAATACGGAGGTCATTTCATTGAATCCAAAGTCATCTCCAGAGTCTAAGAGAGCATCATCTTCAGCATTGATTAAGTCAACTGCAGCACCAGCAGCATGAGCGGATGCAGTTGTTCCGTTCTGTGCTCTGACAACCTTAATCTTATTACCGCCTGGTTTAGACTTGACTTTCATCACCTCATTACCAATCTCGATGAATCCACCGATAACGATATCTACAATATCGTCTACATCAAATGTAAGCGTGCTCTTTGTAATTGGACTGGACAGTGAAGTAGTACCATCTTTGTTTTCGTCTGTAAGTGCTTTTGGTGTAACCTCGTAAGCAACTTGACGCTCTGCCTGCAAATTGGTATTGGTACGATAATCGACCTTTGCCTTTTTGATAGGTCCTTGAGTTCCAATAGGTCCAAAGATATAAGTTTTTGCAGTGAACTGCAGTGTGAAGATAGTGAGTTTTCTACTATCAAATGTACCTTCATAATCATCTGAGTAGTTTACACTGTTCAGAGTGATGGGGACATCTCTATAGTCATTCAACTCATCAACCAGTTTGATGGTTACGTTGTATGATGGTTGGAAGAATGGAAAGATCTGCTCAGCAATTTCAATTGCTTCATCATTAGTCTTTGAAATGATGTTGAGTTCAAAGTCTACGTTGTATGGGACAGGTACAAACTGTTTAGTAACTGTTCCAGCGTCTTTTGGTTTTAATGACTTTGTAACTGCTCCTAGTTTTCTGGTTGCATCATAAGACACACCAGTCATCTCGAAAGACAGTCTAGGGAGAGTAATCGCAACCTTTTTATTCAGGTCTGGTTGCTCAGTAATACGTGCTAAAAATTTCTGACGAGGACCATATGCCAGGGGCACCTTCATTCTGCTGTAGGTGCTGCCATCTGCATTTTCTTTGCGGACCTCAATGTTATTAAAAAGAGTACCAAAAGCAATCAGGGTCTTTCTAATAATTTTGTTATATGTATATGTCCCTAACATGTTAACTAATCACTCCGAATGGATTTGTTTCTGTAAAGTCTAGAATGTCATCAGCGAATTCTTCAAAGGCGACATTTTCATAATATTTAGTATCGGTGCTTGCCATCTCATCTCTATTCTCTAATACGACAGTTGCGCCAGACGTATTACCCATAATAGTTTCGCCAGTAGAGAATGTAGCAGTTGGAGATTTTAATTTGATCCAACCCTCTACAGAATTCCATTCTACCAAACTTGCAGTTGCTCCAGTGGTTCCTCCAGTGACGGATTCTGGAACTTTGAACTCACCAGTGAGTCCAGCAGGAGGAGAACTGAAAGTAATATTTGTAGTGGTATATCCAGTTCCAGCTGAAGTCAAATCAACCAGAGAAACACTAGTATAATTGGATCCTTGTGTTGTAATATTGAGTGCTGTTAATACTCCATTGGTAAAAGTTGGAACCACAGTGGCAGGAGTTCCACCTAAGTTTGGTGAACTGACAACTATAGATGCTCTATCTTCATCATATCCAGATCCACCATCAACAATTCTCACTGATCTAAGTGAACCGTCTTTTACAGTTCCCCTAATTACTGCACTAGTCAATGGAGATCCTCCACTGACAGTAATATTAATTAGGAAAGCTTCTGCTGCTGCACCATTTCCATCACCAGTGATAGTCATAGTGGGAGCTTCTTGATATTTACTACCGCCATCGGTTAAGTAAATAGAATCAATCGCTCCATTGGTAAGAGAAGTAGATGCTACTGCAGATGTTCCAGGTGTAGTTAGATAGTAATACTTAACTGTATATCCACTATCAACCAGCTCTTCATCACCCTCAAAGATGTCTCCTTTCTCATCGGAGTATTCAAACAACTCACACTTGAGTTTGTATACGTAATTTTTTCCTAATTGATAAAATGGTTCTTCGTGCTCTACAAATTTTATCTCAAAGTAATTATTTGTTAGTGGGAAATAAATAAGGTCTCCCTCAGAAGGTCTCTCTCCAAGTTCTATATCTGTATCAAGTAATAAGAATTGCGAAATAAGATCTGAGAATCTTTGCTGTGAAATAACTAATGTCACTTCATCAGATTGTCGAATGCCAAACTTAGTCAGTAAATCTCCACCACCTTGGAATCCATCGAAGTTTTCCATGTATGCTTCAATGAGATATGAGTCATCAAATTCAGATACAATCTCTTCATTGAAGACGCTATCCTTCGATACAAGTTGTCTTGGGATGAACAATACATCCATACCAAACATCTTGAGATACTCCTCCACAAGATTCTGTTGGAGGAATTGTTCGTTACGAGTTCCGTGTGTGAAGAAAGTATTTCTCATCCGATCATATCCATTGGTGGGAATTCATGTGAGCTCAACATCTCATCCTCTAATTTTTCTACTGCTGCCTTTCCTTCGTTGTAAATAAATTCACCATTCATGGTGATTCCACCAGGCAACTGTGCTCCTTGGAATTTGATAAGGTTTGCACCCCATTGTCTACGAATAAGTGCAGTTACATAACGTTTGACCCAGAGGTCATTGTATACTGCAGCAAAGTCAGATGGATCTACAAGACGATAACAATCAAGAACCAAGAAGTCTCCATCTGCAACATCTTCTTTAAAGTCGATGTCAAGATATAAACGGTCACCACGCATCTGATATCTAACTTGCTTTTGACCTTCAAGTAAGAAATAGATATCTTCTAATCTGCGATTGACCATCTCATATGTAAGGATCTCTGTGTTTGTAAGATCCCAAAGATCATTCAGTCTCCACTGATAGCGAACGTCAAACAAGTTAGTGACGTTCTTAGAAACAAAATCAAATACTTTGACTACTCCTGTGATATAGTCTGGAAGTTGAATATAGTTGTTCTGAGTTTTATATGTGATACTAGTGCCTGCTGAAGTTGCATTAGTAACAGTTGTGTCCGTGTCCGTAGTCATGGCGTCGATGACAACCTGAGACATAGGAACTTTTAGGAAGGTTCTGATATAACCATCCATGTGACGCTCATTATAATATTGAATAGCATCATCGACCAGATCAGAAATCTGATCATCGTCAACGTTGATCTCTAATACTGGGGCACCGAGCTGACGCAAAGCGTAGTCGATGAGTTCTTGTCTGGTGCTAGGTTGTGCCATGATTATAATGGATTGACGTTGAATCGGATACGTACATAATATGTAGTGTTGGGATCAAGTGTTACATCCTGAGGTAAGACGTATGATGTTAAGTTTGCAGTGTTTCCAAGAGATTGGTGAACAATATTAGTAAAGAGGGAGTCTCCAGAGAACTGCCAGTCACTAGAGCTATGCTGATATCCAGCAATAAACTCAGATGCATTAATGGAAATTGTTGGATTAAACGATGATGTAATCGTTTGAATCTCTGGTTGATCGACAAATGGAGTTGTGAAAGTTGTATTGGCAGTGTACGCACTTTCTAATCCATTATTATCTCTATATTTTACCTGAACGTTATATGATGTATTGAAGGAAAGAGTTCCTGCAGGTACAGTGAAAGATGTAAGATTTCCAGTATCTCCATTCGTAAAAGTATTTGTGGTATCGTATACAGTTACGTTGTCGGACACTCTTCTAATTCTCCAGAAAGTAGAGAAGTGTGTAGATCCAGTGTACTGTGAAACAAAAGCAGCAGAGGTGATAGTTGGAACTCTGTCTAAAGTTTTATTTGTATCTGGGTCAATGTTTACAGTTACCGTTGTTGGCGCACTTACAAACTCAGACTCATTAACAGTCAGGGTAACAATATCACTGGATACTGTTGTTGCAGCAACGTTAGTTAAAGTACAACGGAACTTTTGAGATGGAGTTGTAGGGTAAACTGTTGCTGGAGTTGTGTATGATGGTGAGTTAGCACCATTAATAGGTGAGAAAGTATTTCCATCATCTATGGATAGATTCCATTGATACGAAACTACGTCACTAGTAATAGATGCAGCGATAGTAAATGTTCCTTGAGCACCTTCAATAACTCCAAGGTCAACAGGTTGTTGTGTAATTGTAATTACTCTAAGTACAGTTAAGACTGCAAACGTGCTCGTGGAACTTCCAGCAGATCCAACCAAACTTACGACACAACGATATCTGTCATCATTATCATCTGCATAAACCAAAGTTGGGGTGACATATGTAGCTGATGTTGCTCCACTGACAGGACTATAGTTTGCTCCACCATCGTCAGATCTTTCCCATTGATATGTTGGTGTTCCGCTACTTGCATTAACCGTAACTGCTAAAGATGCTGTACTACCTTCATTACCAGTTGTATTCGCTGGTTGTGAGGTGATAGTAAATGTTCTTTGAACTGTAAGAGTTACTGTATTTGAGTAAACTGGGGCAGAAGCTCCAGGTGCGTTGACTTCACATCTATACTGATCGTTATTGTCATTTGCATATACTAAACTTGGAGTTGTATATACGGATGATGTTGCTCCAGATACACCACTCCAACTATTACCACCATCATCAGATCTCTGCCACTGATAAGTAACTGTTGGTTCATGCTGGGATTGTAATTGTACACTTCCCCCTCCACCTCCAGCTGGAGTTGTGAAAGACTCTGCATCGAAGGACGAAGATGCTGCATTAGCACCAATCTGCCCCATAGTTACATCACCAACACAGGTAAATGATGCTGTTGCATTTTCATCAGCAGTAGCATCTGTAGGTTGTGTTGTAATTATTGGTGTTACTGTCTCTACCTGTAGAGTTGCTGAACCACTAATTACTTGGGTTGCTTGAGGTGCATTTAAAATACAACGATAACGATGCTCATCGTAAGTAGAATCTAGAGTTGGAGTCGTATAAGTTGCTGCAGTTGCACCACTACCGCCAACTACGTTTGACCAATTTGCTCCACTATCAATAGAGAACTGCCACTGATAAGTAATATCTGCTGCGTCATTGTCAGAAGTGTCAGCAGTTACGGTAAACTGGGAGGTACCTCCTACAGCACCAGTGATATCTACTGGTTGTCCAGTGATATTAATTGTTCTTGTGAGGAATAATCTAGCAGCGTTACTTGTCACTGCTGACTGAGATCCAGCAGCATCGCAAACTACTCTAAAATATCTTCCGTAATCGGAATCATATGAAGTGGTTGCAAGTGTATATGCAGCGCTAGTAGCACCATTTATGTTTGAATATGTAACACCATCATCAGATCTTTCCCATTGATAAGTAATTACGGCACTATCAAGAGTAGATGCAGCAGAGGTAAAGGTTGCTGAAGCTGGTGCCACTGGTGTTTGATCTAATGGTTGAGTTCCAATAGTAACAACACGATAAACTGTTAGTGTCGCTACGTTACTAGTTGTTGGAGTAACTGCAGTTGCACTAGTAAGTACACAGCGATATTGATAAGAGTTGTAGTTGTAGTCATCATCAACAGTTAGAGTTGATGTAGTTTCTCCACTGTGACCAGCGAGAGATGAAATAGTGGAGAAGTTGTTTCCTCCATCTGTAGAGTATTCCCACTGGAATGTTACTGTGGACGCATCTGAGGCAGTACCAGCAACAGTAAACGTTGCATTAGTCGCTGCACCTGCTTCTACTGATGCGTTAGATGGTTGTTGTGTAATCGTAACTTGAACACCAGTACCAGTAGTAACAAAACTAAAGTTCCTAGTTTGACCAGAGTTGAGGTGTGTTACTGTAAGATTATATGTTGTATCATTAAAGGATGATGTAACTGTACCACCAAGTATGCCTGTCGTTGTTGTGAAAGTAAGTCCAGAACCAGTTAAAGCTGGTGTTGATACTATTGAATAATTTCCTTCTGAAATTGGTTCATTTGCCCATGTAGTATATGCAGACAAACCAAGATCAATACCAGATACGACTGCATTATTAGCAAATGGACTTGCCGATAGAGCACCTGAGTTGTTGACCCAAGTTACAACTTGATCAACATAAGGATATACAAGTCCTCTCGTCGTAGTTCCAACTCCGTTTGGATCATAGTCAACACCAGATTGCACTGGTCTACCAGTTCCAATATTAGTTGAACTGCTTACTGTATTGACAGTGATAGCACCAAGCATTCCACCGTGAGACTGGCATTGATAAACAAATGAACCTGCTGTATTTGGTGTCCAAGATACTGTGTTATTGCCTGTAGAACCCTGACCAGTGGCAGCAGGAGTGGATACATCAGCACCACCAGAACTAACTCTTATGCGGAATGGGTGAGAAGCAGAAACGTTTGAAAGGTTGAAATTAATTGTGTCTCCTACAGAAATAGTAACAGGTTGATTATCACCACTTACAGATCCAAGTCTGTCAGTTCCACTTAGAGTGTAACGTGAAGCATCTGGAGCAGTTACAGTAATGTTATATGTTTGTACACCGCTATATGCTTCCTGAGTATCTGTCTGAGTGAACAATGTAGTATTGCTATAGATAGGACCATCAGTTTCTTCGTGGGTGTCACTGATGATTCCCATGCTGCCACCACCACCAGTAGTAGTTAGAGTAGCAGATTGAGCTAATGCAATTGTAATTTTATAATTTGCAGCATCCTCACTGGCGATTGTAAACCAAGATGTAATAGATTCTGCATAGATATCAAGATTACCTACTACAGTTGGATTTGGAACATTTAATTGTACTTTTTTACCAACCTTGTTCGCAAAATAAGTAGCATCTTGTGATGCATATGTAACTTCAACTTGACTTGATCCGTTTGTTACAGCAAAACAATTAGTAGGCAGAGGTCTCTCTATCATCGTATCGGTTGGATACGCTGTATTACCAGAACCAGTTTGAGAGAATACAGAGATGTCAGATCTGACCCATGTCTTTGCTAAACCTGGAAGATTACTCGTGGTGTAATCGTAAGAATTTTTTTGCACCCAAGATAGAACTGCTCCAGCAACAATAGGTCCAGAGAACGATGTACCTGCGATCGTGGAATAATTATTGGTGTTAGAGTATGTGGTATTAGCAGTCCAATCGTAAGCAGGAACAAGGACTCTAGTTCCAGGTGCTACTGTTGTTACACCCAAACCATAGTTAGAGAAGTCTGCCCAAGTATCATTATACTCTGTTGCGCCAACAGAGATTTTATCAGTGTCGGAATCTATTGCGTTGAATACAGAGTCGAGATATCCTGCAGTTCTATTTCCTGCAACAAATTTTCCTTGCAAAGGTCCAGCAAAATTATCAGATGAATCTTTGAATCCGTTACCTGCGGACCTAACTATGATAATATTGTTTTGTGCAACTGTTTTTTCAATTTCATCCAATACTTCTAATTCAACTCCAGCATCCGTTCCGCTATCATTTAGTTCAATAAACGGATATCCTCCGTTTGGAGTTGTTGGTCCAAAAGATGCATTGATTACTGCAGCTCTAGTATTTCCTTTGTAGTTGGCATCGGTGCTGTCATTGTGATCTATGACTGCTTGATATGCAGTTACAATCCCAGAATAGGATGCTGATAAGGATGAGTTGAATGCTTTTAGTGAATAAATTCTAGACTTATTAGAGACTCCTGCAGTTCTTCCTGCAGCTAAGATAGCGCAATATGTACCGTGACCATTGTCATCTTCATTATTACTTCCATACGCACCACTATAGTGGGACATTTGGAACACTCTATATTGTTGCTGCTCAGAAAGACCGTTTAAATCAGTTACGAAATCTGGATTGTAGAGTTCTGGATGAAGCGCAGCATTAGTTCCAGTTGGTCTAGATGCACCACGGACACCAGAGTCAATAACATATAAGTCAACACCGTCACCATCTTGAGTGTAACTGTATTGAGAGTTCATATATGAACGATCAATCTTACTGATTCTATCTAAGTGCCAGAAGTCATGAAGGTTAATAGTTCCGTATCTGTCTGGAGATACATTATACCTACCCATTCCAGAGTGCGCTGTGCAATAATAAAATAAGATTGCAGGAGTCGCAGAAGTAGTAGCAATTCTAGTATACGCACCAGCTTGTCCTGGAATCCCGTTTGTAGTTACACCAGTATTATATTCCGAACCACCACCCCAAGTTCCGTTGGCGGTTAAAGAAAATCTAAATGGATGACCAGCGTTAGAAACATCAGACTGATCAAACGTGAACGTTCCACCTTGTAAGAAACCAGTGTAGTTAGGAATTACACTATACGTTCCTGACTGAGTATTTGAAAATACGTATAAGTTTTGACCACTAATGTTTTGTACCTTTACGTAGATTGTACTAAATCCAGTAGAGGTAAGATTTCTAGTTCCAGTGGAAGTATCTCCAACTGCTTGGTGTTGGGAACCCTCTTCATATTGAACTGCAGTTGAAGCTATCTCAACAGGATCGCAAACAATATTTTCTTTATCCCAAAAAGCACTCTTGACTCCTTCCACACCACGAATGTCCCCGAGAGCATCATCTTCGTTCTCTTCAGGTACATCTACAGTTAAGATGCCAAAGCTTCTAAATTTATCTACAAAAGTTAAGTAACTATGCTGCCCCAGGATAGAGTCTTTGACTTCTTCTAACTGAGAATTATTAGTTACCTTGACTACTACCCTTTTCATTCGGTAAGCACAAAAAAGTCCTCTTTTGTATTTATACAGAGGACTTATAGTTAATTAATTAGATGGGGCAATTCAAAATTCTTTGGAACTGCTCCAGTTGGTTTTTCTAATGGTTTTGTGGTTTTTAGATCATGCTTAGAATCAAAGGTGAATCTAGTTTTTACATGAGTTCGATCAGAATCAACTAGGAGATCGTAGTAATGACCATAACCAGTTTTGGTAAATGCAATTCCATAGATCGGTCTTCCTTGATATAAATCTCCAACCTTGTATGGAATCGTTTCCATTGTCCCATCAAAGTCAACAATATTAATAGTTGACTCTAGATGTTCTTTTTGTCTTAGTTCACTTGACTTCTTCAGCATTGCTCTCTTCTGCAGACTTGAGTGTCATATTCAGAGCTTCAATTGCACCTTCCAAACGGAGAGTTTGTTCTTTCCTAACTTTCAGTTGAGTCTCCATTTCGGAGATAGTTGCCTTTTGCTCTTTCAGTTGTTCGGTGAAATCCTTCACCATTTCTTCTGTAGTCATGATTAATAAGAAAAATTGCGAATTAAACGATCTTGAACCTCTTGGAGATTCATAATTAAGTGTTCGTCCTTATATTTATCTAGGATATAAGAACATGATTCTGTAATGCTACTAATGCATTCCCTTACAGGTTCATTAATAACTTTACTTTCCATCCACCATACGGCACCTAACCTTTCACCTTCGGTGACTGGCATTACCTCATGGCGTACACCAGAAGGATAGCATATAAACTGTCCAAATTGAAGCTTAACTGGAATGAAGTCAACAGCATTGACATAGATCCTCAACTCTCCACCCTCATATTCATCTGGGTCAGAGAGAAATAGTGTATGACTATAGTGAGTGAGAATCTGGTGTTCACCTCCCATCAAAGAAGAATCATTATGTCTGAAATAATGATCTCCAACTCCATACTTATTAAAAGTAACAGGAGTTAATCTTCTAGGAATGACTTTGTTTACATACGATCCAATCTTATAGATTCCTTGATGAATCTGTGCGCTAAGTGCTTGATCGTATGCTTGTTTATTTACCTTGACAGGATTGTTTGGATTACTTCTAGCACCATCAGACCACTCTAAATTTTGAATTAGAGATTTGATAGTTTTAAGTTCTTCAATGTCAGGGTACTCATAGATATCGAATAATGAATGCATAATTTTTTAACCGTAACCAAATTGACTTCTTTCTGCGTCGTAATTTCTTCTAATCTCTCCACTGCTTAACTTCCTATTATAAAGTCTCCACTTGTAGAGAGTGTTGTTTCCTGGGTTTCCTCTGGAACCCGTTCCATCGCTTCTAGCGTTAAACTTCGGATAACTGTTTCCGCTTGTATTCAGGACACCACCATTGGGGTAATTATATACTTGAATTAAACCACCGTTCAACCAAGTATAAACTGCATTTCCATCATACGCTAATGCAACGTGTTGTGGAACGCTTTGAGCAAATCTTCCACCACTATCCTGCCAGAACCAACTTCGGTTGTTAGCGTACACCGCCCACTGGCAGACACCGCTATCAGATCTCATTTCCCAGACATTTTCCTTATTGAAGAGAATGTCCTCACCGCCTTGGTTAGATCTCCACTGGAACCAAACCTCACAAGTAAAATATGTCAGGTTTGTTGTCTGAGGCATGTAGCAGTGAGAACTTCCTGTAAATTGAAGACCACCGCCATAATCACCACTATACGAAGGGGATCCGCTATTTGTAAATGATCCGTATCCACTACCAGAAACTAGGTTGTTGAGACTGCTGCCTCCAGTATAGGAAGATGAATTTGATACATCGTAATATGCAATCAAACCATCTGTAGAATACCCACCGCCAGAAGCTAGTGCCTGCCAGAATGTTCCTGTGTAGATTTCAATCTGACCAAGTTCAGTGTTCCTTCGGATGGTTCCCGCATATTGAGATCCCGTCCCTGGTCTTTGAGCGGTTGTTCCTGCAGGGAGTTTTAATCCGTCAGTAACTCCACCAAAATCAGCTCCTACGACTGGGGATCCTACGTTAACACCAATTCTATTATTGCTGGTATCTACATTCAGAACGTTATTGTCAACAGAAATATTTCCGCTGCCGCTGAGCGCACTGACGTTAATACTGCCTACGTTTAATGATGACATTTCGGTCAGGTATTTAGTCTTCTAAGTTATTTATCAAAGAGCATCAATCAAATTTCCTTCGATGTCATAGTCCCAACGCCCAGAGTTGGTGCATACGAAATATCCAATAGGATTCTGATTTCCGTTTGGTGGATAATTCCACCCATAAGCAATAATTTTTTCGTTATTGGCAAATGGTTCACCATCTTCACCTAGAAAAACTTCTAGATGTTCAGTTAAATTAGATACAATCATAGTTCTAAGTAAGTTAAGGATGTTTCATCACCAACTATTCCTTTGATCCAAACATTAAAAGAGATTGATAGTCTGATGCCATCAGTATTGTTTGGTAAAGTATCGTGCTTTAAGTGACTTGGGAAAAGAAAGAGATCTCCGCCCATAGGTTTTTGAATACTATTGGGAACGTTTAAAATATTTACCTTCTTAATATTTGGACGAATGGTTGAATTAATAGTGTCATAGAATCTTAATGGAGCATAGTCCATCTCTCCTGGGTAATATACCCCAGAGATGAAAGAGTTACTATGATAATGAGTCCTTACATAAGAGGTGGGTTTTACTCCAACTCCCCACATGGTTACCATATATGGTTCAATGTCTTTGAATTCATATACGTCGTTAACCATGTAACGAACACAATGCATAATATCATCCTGCAATTTATCAAAAGCAGGATCTTTATTTAAGTCTTTGATGAAGTAATTATCTTCCATTGCGAGATAATTTTCTTCATTGCATCTTTCTTCAAGAATTTCTGTCCATTTTTCATGTTCAGTCTCTAAGGAAAACTTGACTAATGGTTTTGCAAAGAGAGGTACGATTTCATTGAGATACATAAAAAAGCATCACTAAGTTTATGGATATGGAGTCTCAGGTGCGAGTCCAAATTTACTTGCACTAGCACTATATAGGTTAGCAATTTCCGTTGCTTCTAAAGGACGATTCCAGATTCTAATACTAGCACAGTGTCCCATGAATGAAGAGTTAGATCCATAAGCATGACCAGACAGTAATCTTCCAACGCTGCTGGTATTCCCACTATTGATATCGGTAGAAATAGTTCTTCTTCTGTTTTGATAACCGTTAACGTAAATGGAACTAAAGTAAGATCCCTGTCCACTTGAAGCGGATCTTGTATCCCAGCAGGCAACAATTTGACTCCATGTAGATGCAGGAGCATATGGTCTCATGTTTGAATTGCTGATGTCATTTCCACAGCAACCTTGAGATGGAGCTCCCAATCTAAAATAGAATGTGTTTGCATAATCCCAATAACCAACCCAGAACCAGTTAACGTCATTAGGGGAGTCATTGCTTCTATTGTGAATTAGACCATTACCTTGGTTAAATCTTTGTGGTTTAATCCACCATTCAATAGTTCCTTTGACTTTATTCCATCCGTTAGTTGTTGGGAAAGGAATACCACTTCCACTTCCACTTCCATTACTGTTGTTATAAACTGCCCCAACGTTATCAACGTTCTGAAAACTCCAGTTGCCTTGAGCACTAGTAATATTTACGTTTCCAATTGTGTTTTGCTGATCGATCCAAGTATTTCCACTATAACCAGTTCCACTACCTAAAGTTGCATCCCAGTTTGCAACCAATCCATTTGTAGGAATATTTGTAGTATCTGGATCTTCATACGTAGGGACCCACCTAGTACCGTTGTAATACTCCATTGTATTCGTGGATGTATTAAAACGCATTTCTCCAGACGCCGAACTAGGTCTTTGAGCCGTAGTTCCCTTTGGCATCTTGAGAGTTGTGTTTGCTGCAGAGCAATCCAGACTAACTCCACTAGAGGTAGAAACGTAACCGCTACCTGCTAAATTGTTAAGTTGGTCTACTTTTAAAATACTTGCCATCGTTAGTCAGGTAACTCGTTAATAATTTCGGAAAAATCTAAAGCTTTATATTGTTCAATATCAAAGGGAGCTGGATTTGAATCTTTCCTTGATTTCACTTCATTATAAAAAGCAGATTCTTCTTTACCTGGAATAACTCCAGAGTCAAGATCTTCCCATACTTTATGTAGCAAATCTACAGTATAATAATTTTGTGCTTTTTCAAAATACTTATTCATTTGGAGGTTTTTCTCCTCCATCCACCTATAGAGGTCGGACTTTGATGTAGTTGGATATTCCATAATTATCAAGGTTTTGCATTAGTAGATACTAGGTAGTTGCTTCCAGTAGCTCTTGTACCAGCATCGTCAAAGAGTAAGTCTTGGAGATTGTAATTATCAGGTGGATAACTACTCCAGAAATACAGGAAGGAATATGGTGTGTAGTTTCCGTTTGGTTCAGAATAAGTATTGTTCCTCAACCACCATCTTCCACCATCTCCAGTTCTCCAGGTATTTGCTGGAACACCATTACCATAGTATTGTGGATTTCTCATTACATAACCAGTATAGTTTCCTGCACTAGTATTCCAAACCTTTCCTGGGCATTGGAAGTAACTTCTTAAGTTACCACCAGTTTGACCAAGTTGACCACGAACAAAGTTTACCATTGCTCTCCAATGATATGAAGATCTTGGATATACCAAGTCTAAACCAAGGGCAGTACCACTATGATTATTTCTTGCATCATTGACACTACTACCACCAGTAATAGCATACATGTCAAATCCACCACCCTCTTCATCCATGTCCACCCACATCTGAAGTGGTTGAGGCATAGATGCAGATTTGATCCAATAGTATCCACTAGTCTTTGTTGGATAATCTAATGCTAATTGATAACCTGATGCAGCAGCGTTAGAAGAACTAGAACCATCTGGAGCTCCAGTGAAGAGTGCGTGCCATGCACCACCTTCATAGAAAAGCAACTCTCTTGTGCTGCTGTTGTAGTACATAAATCCATTGGCAGCTCCAGATGGATTTGATGTCAAAACAGGAACTCTAAGATTTCCGTCAATTTGTAATAGGTGTCCAGATGGGACTCTTACTGTATTGTTATACGTTGAGAATCCCTGGATATCGTGTACTGAAAGTGTGCTCATTTTTTAAATAATACTCCAGCTACCACCGTTAGCAATAGTGATCGTGTTTCCATTATTTATAGTGATAGGACCAGCGGTCATGCAGTTATCACTAGAAGAAACTGTGATGTTCTCTCCAATAGTTTGACGATTACGCTTGAATACGCCGTATGTATCAATCCACTGCTTGTCACCATCAGCACGAAGAACAACGCTCCTCTGACCACTACTCAATCCGACTGAACTAGTGTTGATGTTCAGACCGTTTTGACCGCGAACCTCAACTCTATAATTGGTCTGATTTTGGTCGCCACCAGAGTAGAATGTCCAAGTACCACCATTACCATCAACAGAACCCATGCTGGTATCGTTATCAGATCTCCAGTAGAAGTTATCACCAGTTCTGAAGAATGTGTGAGAGTTATTACCAAAGTAGAATCTTGGTTGACCACCAGCATCGTTCAACCATACGTTTACGCTAGAACCGAAGTATGGGAGACCTAATGCTTGATAACCATCAAGGAGATCAGCGTTCAAGTTTGTACATACTGTAGTAGAAGTTACCGCGAGTGGTGAAGTACCAGTTGCAACTGTAGAAATAAGTCTGTTGTCAGTTTCAATTGCACCACCAACGGTTAGAGTTGAACCAGCACCAGTGCTAACACCACTGCCCTTGTTCATGAATACTCTGTTTGTTGCAGAGTAGATACACAACGATGCGCTGTTCCTAGCACCTTGGAATGTTGTAGTAAGAGCTCCACTAGCATTAGCAAATCCTTTGATAACGAACCAAGATTGGTTATTATCGTCTGCACCCAACTGCCAACCCGAATCATCGCTAGTGTCACTAAAGGTCATGAATGGAGATGATCCGTCTCCACCAAACGTAATTCTGTGGTATCCTGAACGACCATCTCTAAAGTCCGCAAACAACTGGGAACTATCGCCTTGTCTAACAATCTCTAAAGGAGATCCTGGATTGCTGTCTCCAATACCGATGCGACCATTACGGAAGAAAACGTTGTTGTAAGACAGATATGATCCGTTCCAACCAAAGGAATTGCTATCATTACCAAAGCGGATGAATCCTTGATTTCCGTTACCTTTGCCTTTGAGAGCTGCAGTATTGGTTGTTACCTTACCAAAGGTAATACCATTACCATCACCAATGCTCAGTGCGCCTGTACCGTTGTTAGAGAAGATACCTTGGTCAGCATACAAGTCAGAGATATTGATGTCACCTGATCCAGTTCTTCTTACAAGTGTATTATTTACATTGCTAGAGTTCTGGGTGTAACCATCAACATAGTGAGCGTCTAACTGTGATGATGCTCCATCGTTTCCTGCGTGCCAGACTGTATTGCCATTAAAGGTAAAGTCAGCAGCATTGATTCTTAAAGTTCCCTGTCCGTTGGTAGCATTACCACCAGAGATGAAGAACTGAACATCGTAGTTAGCTGCCAGACCAGAAGATCTGAAATCGATACTTGGTGTTGTAGTTACATTACCTTTACCAATCTGCAGTTTAGCACCTACAGGATTGTCAGTAAGACCGAAGATTTGACTAGAACCAGAAGCAATTTCATTAGAAGAAGTTACAGTCCACTTAGTTCCTGGGTTTGGACCAAAGATAGCGATGTTTGCATTAGTGTTAACACCGACAAATGTGATAGATCCAGTAACTAATGAATAGATGTCTCCAGTTGGTCCTGTTTGTTCGGAAACTCCATTTGCATCAACTACGATAGAACCAATGTTATTGGTTGCGTTTGAATCTGAGTAGATAGTATATGTTCCACCATTATTGATGTTACCATTAGTTCCAGAATTTACATGATACTTTGGAATATACAAAGTGTATTTGTTTCCAGTGTCATGTACATACAGATTCTCAAGGAAGATCTTTTCTCTACCTAATACTTCTGGTAAGAATGGATCACCAATAACACCAACTCCTCTTGTATCACCAAAGTTATATCCAGATTGATACCAGAGACCTTCATAATTATCAAGTTTGTCCGCATTCAATCCACCAGTTCTCGCTGGTTGACTTGGATCATTGAGATTTGGACCATCATTGGCAGAGGACCACATCTTAGCCCAGTTGCCATATACGTTACCAGATCCAGAGTTGCCTCTAATATAAAGGTTATTGTTACTTGTAAATCCAAGTTGAGTCGCTGCATTTCCAGTAGCTTCTCTTCTGTAAGTTAGTACACCGTGAGTTGATGCACCATCATTGAGACCTGTTGCAGCATTGTTTCTAAGTGCGGCACTAATACCAGCACCAGACGTGCTTGGTGTTGGGTTAGAACTTAACGCTGTAACATCATTAAAGACCCTGTTAGCGGTGTCAGCAGTACCAGAGATGGAAATGTTATAGGTGGTATTTGCCAGACGTGCTGGGTCAAGAGTACCACTTAAGAGGTTTGTAGCATCCTCAAAGTAAGATGCTGGGTTACCATGTAAGAAGTCAGCGTTGAGTTTAGATCCTGGACCCTGATCAATTGAGACTTCACCGTTAGCGGTAACAATAAATCCACCTTCAGATTGATTACCAATTGCTTGGTTGGCAACATCCTTACGGAACTTGAATACACCATAGTTACCATAGATGGTGGAGCTTGGTGTTAAGTCGTTTCCTTTTCTGATGTCAATAGAAGCGTTACCATAAACTCTGTTTATAGTTCCTTTGTTTGCAGTAAGAACTGCATTAGTTCCAGATCCCAGTTCTGCTGGAATAGTTACAGTAAAGTCAGCAGCGTATCCAGTACCAGAGTCAGTGATAGATGCTGATGTAATAACTCCACCACTAACAACATAGTTAGCGCGAGCAACATTATCATCAGAACCAGTAATGCTACCACCACCAGTGTTAGATCCACCTTCTACTGGGAGGTTTTGGTAATTGCCATCAGTAAATCCTGTACCACCATTGGAGATGGTGATAGAGTCAATGTAAGAACTATCAGTGATAGAACCACTGATAAGCATTGCGTCAGCTGTTTCTGGTTTGAGTGATTGAATTACAAACTCATACGAAGAGTCACCTCTTAGGAATGTATTAGAGTTTGCAGCACCTCTAGCAGCAAGACGTTCTGGATCGATTGTACCAGCAACAATATTAGAAGCGTCAATATTGGTAGATGTTAACTGCGTCCAGTTAGCAGCGTTAGATGCAGAAGTATTGATTACTCTACTGAGGTCAATAATTCTCTTTCTATTAATGTTGCCACTTGTCGTAGTGCTGTTAACTGACTGAATTGTATACTCATTAACGTTAATTACGTTAATAGTATAGAATCCATCTGGAGCAGTTCCAGATGTAAAGTCTAAGTAGACAAGATCGGCGTTAGCGAGACCATGTGAGGTTTCTGTAATACTAACGACATTGCTATTATTTTGAGAATATGTTCCAGTTCCTTCGTTGACTAAACCTTGATCTAAGATAAAGTCACCAGCGTCAAACTTAATATTGTTAGCAATGTCGATATCAACACGTCCTTCAATCTCCGCTGCGATGACTGCATTATTAGCAGTTGGAGATGCCTGTGGAGTTACTGTTGGTTGACTGTAATATCCTTGACCAAAGTTAGTGATTGTTACTGCGGTAACTACACCGTTAGAAACGTTAGCGGTAGCAGCTGCCTGAACACCATTTACAGTATCATCTGGAGCACTGATAGTTAAACTGAAGTCTCCAGTATATCCACCGCCACCATTACTGATATTATACTTAAATACTCTACCATCATTATAACCAGTTACAGTTCCTCTAGCAGTTGTAGAACTACCGACGATAATATCACCATTGTTAAATGTGAATGCACTGTTAGGTTGGAATGCTAAGAATTGAGATTCTAAATCATTCTCCAAGATATAAGAAACTGCTGTTCCTTGAGTTGTAAATACTTGAGTTCCAGTTCCTTGTGTTGTTAAGTCAATAGCAGTGGGAATCTGAGCATTAGCTTCGGATACCGCTAACTGGATAGTGTTGGCATCTACAACGTAAACATAATAAGTATTACCTGTTGCAAGACCACCTATAGCTGCAGTTCCTTGTGTATAGATCAGTGCATCTCCAGTTGATAAACCATGACCAGTAATAGTGATTTGTTCATTACTGGTATTGATAGATCCTGGTGCAACGTTAAACGTCTCAGTTGAGGTTTCAATTGCAATATCACCTGCCTCAGCATCTTCAATTGCAAGACGCGCAGCAGTAGAAGCAACAGAGGTAATATTGAAAGGACGTAGAGCAGGAATCTGGTCAATATTGATCTTACCAGATGCGGTCAACTGAACCAGCGCAGAAGGAACAGCGTTGGTAGAGTATGGTTGGTTCAGGTATGGACCAAGGTTGTTAGAGATATAATCCTTAACTGCTGCCTGAGTTGGGAGGATGGAGTCACTTGCAAATGCACCACCCAGGTTATCATCAGCAGAGAAACCTGTAATAGTGATGTTACCACCAACAATTTTAATGGAGGACAGTTCGGAAATACTAACAGTACCAACGAAACTAATAGCACCAGTTCTGTTGAAGATAGTAACGAAGTTACCAACCTTGAAATCACCAAACTCGTTAGTACCAGAAGTATAGACCTGACCGAACGCTTGTTCCGCTGCTTCGTATGCAGTTCCTAAACCAACACCACCGTTTTGTGGAAGAGCAGCGTAAGTGTTACCAGAACCAGAATATTCCCAAGTGTGAGAAGAGGAGTTAACTACAGATGGTCTATGTAATTTAATAGTTCTGTTTACCAGACCAGAACTTAGATTTCCATTTGCATAACTGTATACAGTGCTAGTAGATGTCTCTGTCAGATCAAGAGACTGGTTAATTGTGATGTCTGCAACAATCTGAGTACCTGGAGAACCACTAATTAACTCAGTTTCAAGAACAATAAATTCAATTGCAGTATTGGTATTTGTAAGACCGTCAAACTTGACGATATAATCTTCAATTGGAATGTTGGTTAATGTTGTTCCACCAATTCTTAAGGTCTGTCTTCCAGTTGCAACTCCATTACCATCAACTTCGTTAGTAACACTCTGTACAGTGCCGATGTCAAAGGCATATGGTTCCGCTCTGAAACCAGTTGCACGGAGAGCGAATGTACCAAAGTTAGATGCCGAGTTGGTAACAGAAGCGTAACCACCAGACTGACATACAATACCATCTTGACAGAAGATAGCAAACACAGAAACTAACTGCGTATATCCATCGTTGGTAATATTGTATGCTGTACCACCGAAAGAGATAATCGTAAATGCCGATGCAACCATCGACTTACCTTGTGGATCAAACTTGGCAGTTATATTACCTTGTCCATCTACCTTTAGACCTGGACGTGGTACGTTTGGTGTAGCAACCTTAGCACCATCAATTTCACAACCAGAACCACCCAAGAAGGAGATTAGAGAGGAGTTCTGAATGTATGGGGATGCTTCAATAACAGGCAGATCAAGGTTGTCCGAAAGCAGTGGGAAACTATATCCACCAGATCCCAACTCAGTGATCAGTGGATCTGGATTAGTTACTGTTCCACTGTAAGCAGTAGAAGTGCTCAGTGTTGTGTCAAGAATCTGCCAATTAGTAGTAAGAGCAGCAACAACGTTAGCGCATTCTGGTTGAACTGAATCAACAGTTACAGATCCATTTGCTACTGGAGTGATTTGACTGAAAGATCCAGTTGTAAGGTCATTTCTAATTGCTTTGACTGCAAGTTCTTTTGCCTTTGCATATACAGTTCTAGAGAAGTCAACCTCATTTGCGATAAACTGGATTGCTCCACTGTTGATATAGAGATTTGCTGCCTCTACAATTTTGGAGTTACCATTGTATCTAAGATCAAATTGGAATGCTTTGAGGATCTTAATGATATCATCAACACATTGCTGATCTCCCTCAGCATAAGTTCTTGTTACACCGCTTAAGTTACCAGGATTACCTGTGCTACCAATAGCAGTAGTTAAGACTCCAAACAGAGTTGTGATAGTGGAAGCTACATCTTGACATGCTGGACTTTGAATGTCCTGAGTAATACTGGTATCTTTTACCTGAGTATACCCACCAAGGTTGTAAGTGGTGAATGCAGATGCAAAGGTCTCGTTACGCATTGCTGCAATAGCGAGATCTCTAGAATAATTGAATGCAATTACAGACTCATTTTCTTCGCCAGCAACATGAGCACCATCAACATAATACTTAGCAGCATCATATACTTGATCGTTTCCACCGTAGGTGAGGTTATATGTAAGAGATTTTAAGAAGTCAACAACGTCATCCTTACAGTTTTGAGTTCCTGTTGGGACTGTGAATGACTGCTCAGCAATCATTCTTTCAACTGCCATTTCGGCAATCATATCAGCATTAGCAAGAATCAAAGATGATGCGTCTGCATATCTATCACCGTAAGGAAGACTTCCTGGAGTGATATGTGGAAGAGGTGTGAGATACGTTACTGTTCCTGTCTCACCATCATTATTGGAGTTTGGAAGAGTAATTGTAAATGTTCTGTGATCTGTTTGATCCGCAATTTGGTAACTAGCGGCACCGAGGGATCCACTAAAAGTAAAGTTATATGTCTGTAATGCATATCCAGCATGTCCAAGTGGAACAGTTACAGTGCAAGTTGTTCCAGAAACAGAGTAAGTACCAGCTCTCGTATTTCCTAAGATAGTTGAATAATTTACACTATCAATAACAGGTTGAGTTCCTCTAGTTACCGAACTAGTATGGTGCGATTTTACAAAAGCATATGCTTCTTCTGCAATATGATTTTGGTTTGCCCTGATAGCTTCGGCACCATCTCTAAATCTATCTGATACTGGTTCAGATTTAGTAAACACATATGGAGAGTTTCTCAGTGATGCAAGAACATAGTTACTTGCTGAGATAACAGTCTGATCTCCAGTTGGATCCAGAGCAGCATTGAATACTGAATAGTTACCTCTTACTGCAAATTGCAGAGAGTATCCATCAGCTCTTTCGATTCTATGCGTTACATACTTTCTACCATTCAGGTCTGCAATGTTGTCAGCAATCGTTAGAGAACCTGTTGTTGATTTACTATCAGGTGCTTTGAGCGTAAATCTTACAGTATTAGTTCCAACATCATAAACACCATAACCAACACCTAGAGCTGTATTTGCTGGAAGAGATGGATGTGAAGATCCAGTACCAAAAGAATCAATATGATATGTCTTAGATACTGCTGTTCCAGAAGTAAAGTTGAACTTTAAACCAGCTTCTCCAAGAGAAGTTAAATTACCCCAAAGAGTACCTACTAAACTAGCATCAGTGCTGGTGATTGTTACTTCAATAGCATTTCCAGTTTGACTGTATGCGTAACTTGCAGCTCCACCAAAATCAATAGTGCTGGAAGTAAATCCATAAAGATTGACCTCTTGTCCAACTTCAAATGTATGGAAGTTAGTGCCTGTAGAGGTTACTAAAACTCCATTGTAAGCTTGCTGTGTAGTTAACGAACAATCGATTGTAGAGACACTGACAAGATTATTGGATAAATCAAATCTATGATCTCCTTTTCCTGCAGATGTGATATCAATCAGGACAGGATCATCAGCTCCAGATGCATTTTTATTTGTAGCGTCAGCAGCGGAAGCTGCAAGAGCAATCCAATTATCGTTATACTTGTATGCATAATAACGAGTGTCATTGGTAAGTCCACCAATGTCACCAAGACTGCTGGAGCGATATTCTAATGGATCTCCAGATACAAGTCCGTGTCTTTCAATAAAAATTTGATTGTTCTCTGGCATGATATTGCCAGAAGTTAGATAATGATATCCAGTAGAAGTTCCTGTGATATCTTTTCTTCCCTCTACCTCAGTAATCGTGGTAGAGTTTTCCCAAGTATCATAGAGTTCAATAGTGTTACTATCAACAGATCTTACATAATAAACTGTGCCGTCGATGAGACCAGGGATAACTGGGTTTCCATCTCTGTTATAGGAGACAGCAGAACCAGTAGCAAGTCTATGTCCTGGGATAGTAATTCTATCAGTCAGGACATCTGGAATATTTGTAGCATCTGGAATAAACTGAAGAGTTTCTCTTTCAGAATCTACAGTGTGTTGGAAAATCTGGTTAGAGATGGTTTCCAGTTCTGGTCTCAATGACTCGGTATCAGCAACCTCAAAACGTAAAGATACACTTGGGTTATTGATATCAGTAATAATATTAGCAAAAGAAGCAGAATCGTAGAAGATACTTTCTGCCTGATTGAATGTTGCTGTTGGTCCAGATGTGACCAGGATAGTTACAAATCCAGTTGCAGCTTGGGTAGCTCCAGTTCCAGTAAAGGTTACTGACTGAACTCTACCTTGAGTACCAGAAGATCCACCCTGTACATAAAAACCCACTCCAGGTGTAGCTGTAGTTCCTGTGTGGTTTGTGAAGGTGACCTTGAAAATGTTTTCACCACGGAATTGATCACCTGGAACAGCAGGAATTTGTCTTACTTCAGGTTCGTAGTAAAGTCTCTGCTTATCGTCAAATACGAATGCGAAATTCCAAGTGTGAATTACTTCACTTTGAGGATCACTAGCGTTTTGGAGAGCATCTCTGAATACAACTCCATTAACATAAGTTTCGTTAGACGCCTTGACCATATGGCGGTCAGCGTTAATTGGTCTAACAACTACTCTACGAAGGTTGTCACCAATCAGAGAACAGTTTCTTGGAAGAGAGATTGGGTTATCTTCTAAGTATTCACCACCAGATACGATGATCGATACGTACTCATCACTAGGATCTGGAGTTGCTTTTTGTAATCCGTATGCAATTTGAGCAGCTTTTTTAATAGTAGCAACTGGTCTTGCTGCAGAGCGACCATCATTGGTATCACTACCAATAGTAGAAGATACGTATACACGACCACCCGTGTCATTGGTGGCGACTTTATATACGAAGTCTGTAGTTGCAATACGTCTCGACTGATCACTCAGAGGAGGAGTATCTGCTGTTGGGAAAAATGTAGTACCGAAAGTGGGACTATTTACATCGGTATCTTCAAAGTTAACTAAGTTTGGAGCACGAAGATTCAGTGCTGGGTTGACGATAGTGTCAATATCCAGGTTTAAAATTTGTGCAGTATCAGAAATGATAGAACGAGTCGTTCTAATCTGACCTTCAACGTCAAGTTCAAACTCAGGGTTGGCAGTATTAACACCAACACGAACGTTTTGAGAAGCGTTTTTGTTTACAAAGATAGCTTCTTTTTGGTTAGCTCCAACACCAACCGCCACAGAAACATTGTTATCACCTTGTAGAGTTACTGATCTTCTACGGCGATACGATACTGTGTTACCAGCAACAATAGTGCCGCTGGCGGAATCGGTAATTGTAAAATTATCATCATCAACTACGGTGATGGTGTAGATGCCATCCGTAGCTCCACCCGAGGTGAAATCCAGGTAAAGAGAGTCGTTACTGTCGAGTCCATGCGACGGACTGATAACATTGACAGTAGTTAATTGTCTGAAGTAAGTGGCGTTAATCCATGCGCCAGTGTTTACTACACCAGAACCTTCGATTCTTTGCTGTTCTGAATTAAAATTGAGACTCATTTATGTTTACCCTTAAGTAACTAGAGTGATATCTAATACACCGATCCACTTAACTGTGGAAGATGTGGTTACAGTTGCAACTTCAAACGTAAAAAATGGATCTGATCCGATCGTAAATGCGTCTGGAGTGACTGACCAAGATTCTTGTCCTGGTGGATTGTTTCTAAGAATGTTTTCGTGTGATGCAGACACCACAGGAGAACCAGAAGCAGTATGAATTACAACGTCATAAGTGCTTGCATGTACGTATTGAGAAGATGTAGTCTCCTGCCCAAATACATGTGCCCTTACAAAAGCAACACTATTTTGTCCTAGAGGAATACTATTTGATGCCAGAGGCGTAGTTCCATCAAGGGACAATTGCATGGTATTATTAGATGCATCAGTTACTCTTTTTAATAGAAAAGTATCTTTATTGGCATCGGTAAAACTATCACTAGTCATGTGCATAGCAGAAATATTCTTCAGAGCACGCTCCGTAGAGAGAACTTCTGTAGCCGCTACTGCATAGCCTCCAATAGACGAAAAATTGTTAATCGGCATGACTTTAGATTACCTTAGGTTATTTATACCTTGACCTTAGTGGTTGTAAACCTACCAGTGAAGGATGTGGATGATGTTGCGGCAGACGATTTAGCGAGAGCAATTGTAACAATACCACCAATAACGGAGATAGAAACGTCAATCAAATCGTTATCAGATGTTACTGAGTTGGTGACAGTTGCGTATGCATTTGTACCTGCTGCAGCACATATGGAAGTTACTTCTACCATATGCACTTTGCCGTCATCACTTTCAATTGTGATGAGAGATTTTGCTCCTTTGAAATCACTTCTAGTAAACTGAGCAAAGGAAGTTGATGTTGTGAACGATGATAATTGACCACCCTCAACACGGCAATCGTCAAGTTCTACGAAGTCTGCTGTAGAATCGATTACGGTAAGATATGATTCTGTGCCTGCTTGCCATCCACGGTTAACTTTGAATCCCGCTTCACTACCATTTGCATCATAGCTAACAAACGGTTTGTTATCCATGAACGTAACAAGATCCTGATTCAGGACTTCTTGCTTGGTGAATGCGGCAGTTGCTCCACTAATAGTGTCAACTTCAAATGTGACATCATTAGCAGGTGTAAGTCCACCTAGGAGGTCACCAGCAATAGTAATTACTTCATCAGCAGCGTATAATGTACCACCACTGTTGATAGCGACTGTTGATACATTTCCAGATCCATCGATCGTGACATCGAAAGTTGCTCCAGTACCATCAATTTGAGCACTAGAAGCGAGGTTTGTAAAACTACCATTTGGAGTATATGCTCCGTTTGTTGCTGTAATCGTAGCAGCATCAATAGTAGCAATTACACCTTGAGGAGGTACAGCTCGGAGTCTTAAACCTCCACTAATTTCAAGATCTCTCTTTGTTCTAATAGAAACAATTGCAGATCCTCGTGAAAGGAATTCAAAAGTATTTCCTGTTGTTGATGCACTATCAAAGGTAGTAACAGATGGATAATCAAATTTGAATGAAGCTGCGTCCATTCTAATTCCCGTCATATTACTGCGGAAAGTCATCAAAGTATTATTCAAGCTGAGGTTATTGACACCTGCAGCATAGAATTCAAAAGTATCTTCATCCTGACCTGGAGCAGACTCAGTAAGGATGTAAGTATCCTGGTCAACGTCACGAACACCACCAAGAGAAACAAAGTCAGATCCGTTATAACCCTCAAATTGTAATTGAGTAGTATTGAAGCGAACCATACCAGTCAGTCTGTTCGCTGTCAATGGTCTCTGGTTTGTTGTTCCAGAAGGAATAACCAAAGCACTGTTAGTATCGATTCTTACATCCTTTCCATTTTGAGGTTTGATATCAATACCAGCACCTTGAATGGCAGTAATCGTAAGAGTTTTTCCACTTCCACTTCCGATGTTAGATGTATCCAGAATGAAAGTATCACCAGACTTGTAGTTAAATCCAAGATATCCTGTAGAAGGAGTGATTGCAGTGATGTCTCCACCAGCGATGGTAACATCAAACTCAGCACCAGTTCCATTTCCAGTTGTAGACGCTACTGCTACTCTTGTATAAGATCCATCAGTATATCCAGTCGCAGTTCCAGTTGCACTTACGATCTTGACTTGACCGAAGGAAAGAGTTGAAGTTAAACTGCTGTTGCCAATAGTGTTATCTACAAGTTTCAGATTTTTACTTGCCTCAACAAATCCTTCAGATGAAAGATCACCTGTATTAGGTAATATGCTGAGAGTTTCTGAGGTTCCATCTGTAACTTGGATGAGATTATTTACATCTCCAGTGCCTTTGAGGATAAGATTTCCTTGTCCTTTTGGAGCAACACTAATATCTACATTAGCATCAGTACCAATTGCAGTGATAGAATTATCATTTCCAATTCTAAGTTGAGTTGCTTCAGCGCCAATATCAACTCGTTCGTTGACTGCATCAATCTTGAAGAATGGTGTGGTTTCTGTTAAGTTTTGATCTACTACAAAGTCAGTAGAGAGATCGAATCCAGTTGCGCTAATACTTCCACGTTGCGTTCCAGAGATACTCAGACCAATATCATCAGTACCAGCGGCGTATAAACCAGTCGTTAAACTATTCTGCAGTGCAAACGAAGGAGTAGTTGCAGATCCATCTTGGATCTGGAGTTGACCATTTGTGATTGTGTTTACAGTGCCATTAGCAGTTAAGTCTCCAGTTAATATAGATGTACCACCAACAGTCAGATTAGTTCCAACTTGTACAGTTGCAATGCTTTGAATATCTGGAGATTGTAATAATCCAGCAGAAGAAATAGAAGCACCATTACTAAAACTTACAGCTCCAGTCTCAGCAATGTTGAAATTGGTGCTAGTAAGTGAACCATCAGGACTGTATTGGAATACTTCGGTTTCATTTACACTACCAACTGCAATCGATAAATTAGATCCACTTCCCATTGGACTTGTATCCAATGAAAGAACATCACCGACGCTAAAGTTAAATCCTGCTGTTGATGGTGTTACAGAGTTGATAAATCCTGCTTTGGTGATTGTAAATACAAATCCACCACCGTTACCTACACTATCAATCGTAGCATCTTCGACGCCAACGGTATCGTTTACTGCGTATCCAGATCCAGATGGAGAAATTAAGGTTACAGAACTAATTGAGGTGTCGTTTGTAGTGATCGAAAATGCAAATCCAGATCCACTACCAGCACCAAGATAAGTATTATCCGTAGATAAAGTATCACCTACTTTATAATCATCGCCTTGTGTTGTAATTGCAAACGAGGTAATCGTGCCATTTGCAGCAACAGTAACATCAGCAAGAGCGCCAGATCCAAACTCACCAACAGATCCAGCAGAAACTGTTAACTCTCCACCCCTTCCCATACCAGCACCATGCGTGGTGCATACGTAAGTAATAGGACCAGTAGCAGCAGATTTTACAACAACCTCAGCAAAAGCACCAGCGGTACCAGCAGTTCCCCAGTTTTGAACTACATACTCACCAAAAGTATATGTTCCTAAAGTCCATGGGTGACCAGTGTTAGAAGCATCTGACTGGTCAAATCGATATGTGTTACTAGTATTTAAGTTGATGGATGGGGTTTCTTGTCCGTTGATTGCGTATCTATCTTGGTTTTGCGACCATGCAAATACCGTACCACTTCCACCACCACTAGCAGTTGCAGTATCGCTAACAGTAAACTGAGAAGAACCAGTATTCAGATAAACATAAGTATCGTTACCATCAGTAAACACGAAAGTTACTGTACCCGATCCACCAGAAGGATCTGTGATGGTATTACCTACAGCGATAGTTCCAGTAACACCTGTCAGTTGTACTAAATCTCTCTGGATAACAGTTACCGCATATGTAGCAGATGGACTATTATTAAAGAGTTGTACATTATTATAATCTGCAGCAGTATAACCACTACCAGCGTTAGTGATGTTGCCACTAAGACCTAAAATTGTGAAAGATGCACTTGCTCCAGTTCCAGAACCAGTAATGGTTCTAAAATTAGATTGATATACTCCTGGAGCGTATCCAGTACCACCATTAGTAATCGTTCCCTGTAATGGAAGAACTTCAACGTTTAAGTCTGCTCCGAATCCATTACCGCCAAGGATGCTTACTGTTGGTACTGAGGTATAACCACCACCAGGAAGATTGAGAGTTACTGAAGAAACTTCTCCAGTTAATTTATTAATAACTGCAGTAGCTTCTGCATCTTGGTTTGTATCTGGACTTCCACCGATAAAAGCAATCGTAGGAATTACAGCATATCCCTTACCTACAGTGTTAAGAGTTACTGAATCAATTCCGAAACCGATAACAGAGGTAACAGCACCACCGCTACCAGTAGTATCTGTTCCATCAGGAGTAACTGTAACTGTTGGAGCACTAGAATATCCATCTCCTTGACCGTTTAACGTCACTGTGGAAATTGGAGAACCACCAACAACAGTTAAAGATGCAGGTGTGGTTGGGGATCCACCAGTGATAGTCACGGATGGTGTAGTGCTATAACCAATACCTCTAGATGAAATAGTGATAGCACTAATAGCACCAGAAGTTAAAGTTACTGT